CTTTTTCTTCTCCAATATTAGCATCATCATCGTCATCTACTGGGCTTGATTCCCTGTTTGATGACTTGTCAGGCTCAACATCATTGTTATATGTATTAGGTTTATCACCGTCTGCGTTTGCAAAATCTGTCATTTTATTAACAGTACAGCCAAATTTATCACATTTGATTACCATTTTACCGTCATCTCGTCTTTCAACATTTTCAGTAATTGCCTTTGCAAGTGGATTATAATCGGTAATTAAAGCTAATGGGACTGCTGGATCTTTGCAAACAGCGACCTCATAATGCTCTAATGACTTTAATTCATATGCTACACTTCCATCTTTTAATATTTTTGGTGTTCTATTTGCCTTGGTAGCCCCACCAAATGAAAGTCCTTTGTACTCTCCACTCTTGATTTTATCCCAAATTTCATTGTCTAGGTGGTAATCTTTGTGTATTTTGCCTGTAATTTTAATTGCTGGTAATATACCACCGTCTTTAGTTTTGTAATCTACTTTAGCATAACTGATACCTTTTCCTATAATTCTGTTGGAATGAGTATCACTAATTGGTGCTCCCCTGTCCATCCAAATTGGAAGAACCTTGATTAATTCATCAACTATTGTGATTTCTCCCTGCTTGTCTTTGACCTGAACTGTAAGATAACCTTCAAAGAATCTTTGGTCACCACCTATAGGATGTAAGTTTTTTGTCACAAATTGATTGAAAAATATGTCATTTTCCATATATAATCGTTCTGAACATTACTTATAAAGTTTTAGAAAAAGGGAAGAATAGGTAAGTTGGTTGAAAAAATGCTTACTCTGTTTTCTTGGCTTTTGAGACAGCATAATCAACTGAGAAACCTATAGATAGACCGATTAATACGGTTTCTACGATTCCTAGACCTGCTAGACTCAAAGTTTGTGCAACGGCAATACCTGCAAATACAGCTATAATAACAGCACCAAAGAACTTTTTGATGTCGTATGTAGTTTCATCAGATCCTAAGAATCCTCTGACTGTATTCAAGACTGCTCCTCCAATTACGGAGATTGTTGCGATTAACAATGGATCAATCATACTTTTCACCTAAATTCTCCTTTATTTAAGGTTTGTCTAATAGTTCTTTGACTAGATCATCCAATTCTGAGTTTGCTTCCTCTGGGTGTAATCTGTTTGACTGCTTGTCTACAGCCTTTGCTAAAATGATTAATGTTTTTTGAAGCCTAGAAACAGTATCACACAAGTCCTTTTGTGTTGAACTCATTTTCCTGAAAAATCCAAATAAAGCACCACCCATGCCTAAAATACATGCAATTAACAGTGTCTCTATTATGGCTGAAATTTCCATAACATATTATTAAAAGTAAAGTATATAAATTAACTTATGGGAATTAATATTTTCTGTTCAATCATTATTAATAATGACATGGGTTCCTCTTGTATTTTTTCAATAAATGTAGGATCTCCACCACTTAAACCATCAAATCTACCACATTTAAAACATATAAATATTGAATGTTTTCCATCACTGTATCCATATTTCATTATTTTACAGTGAGAACATTTTTCTTCCATGATAATACACTTAACAAGGCTTTATAAATAAGTATTGCTGATAATATTCAATGGCTACGTCGATATATATATTTGACAGTGACAAAATGTTTAATGCAATATACAGAGAACATGTTAACGAACTTGAATATAAGATGCCTCTAATAGACTTGTACGTAAAAGGACAAAAATTATGGGTGGTAACAAACTCAAATGACATGAAGGAACAGCCAAGATTGGACAGAAGCATTGTACATTTTAGAAAAGATAATGCAAAGGAATGGATTGAAGGAGATGAAAAACTGGTATTACATGGTAAAATTAGATACAACCACAAGAAAAATCAACTTGAACTGTTTCCAAGATTTCTAAGAAAACCTTTACTGTCCATGAGAGTAGGTAGGTTTTTTGGAAATAAAAATGGAAAATGTTACATAGATTACAATAAAAGATACTATGACTTTAAGAATGACCGTATGATATTCATATTGGAGAGTGAAAATGAAGTTTGACTTTGTATTGGGTGAAGTAGAGGAATTGCTAGAAGATACCAATGTTAAGTTAAGTAACATAGAAATGTTGTTGGAAATGATACTGACTCCACCAGACTTGGTTGAATATATGAAGAAGAAAAAATATAAAAAAAATAAAACTAGCGACGATTAGATTTTTTGTAGCCACCCATAATCTGTTTCCAGTCCTTTCCGTGCTTTTTACGCATGCTTATCCAGAATGGATCTGTCTTCATAAAGCCACCTTTTTTGTTGTATTCCTTGGTTATTTTTGCAATTCTAGAGTGACATGTGTTGCAAAATCTTCCATTTACCTGTTCAATATTGAACTTGTACTTGCTACAAAAGAAGCAAAGACCGTAATATTTGTCACAAACCTTTGCTAAAAGTGGCTCACGACCTTTTTTACCTGCACAGTCTCCACATATATCTGCGATTGTTGCAGCAGCTCTGTCTACTTTCATACAACCAAGACAAACTCCCTCTTTGTAATTATTTACGGCAGTAAATTCGTCAGCTTGGTGCTTTTCCCAAAGCTTTTTTGTCATGTCGTTTGCGTTTTCGTTAGTTTCTAACTTTTCAGGCAATGTCTTGTTGTAATTTCCTTAATGTAATAAGTGTTTTCTCTAGAACTTTGTTAGTTTCAAGTGGATTGTTTATTGCATCAACAATATTCATGATTTCTATCATTGAATCTGTTTTTGTTTCAGATTTTTTGGAAATAGGTACGTTTCCGAACACGGTTTCAACAAATTTCTTATCAACTTTAGGTACTACTGTCTTTGATACCTTTTTCTTGTGATTTATTTTGCAATTTTCATCGCACTTGTGGAATCTTTTGGTCAATTTTGGTCTCCATGGTCAAACACACGGTCATTTTCACTTTCCATGCACTCATAGCACATATGATTCTCATCTTCCTTGTCCTGCCACTTTATTGAAGAACTTTCACACAGATTGCATCGTCTAAAAGTCAATGTTGTTGTTGTTTTAGTCATCTTCTTCCTCATCCTTATCAGTCTTTGTCACATAAAAACCTATCTTTTTTTTACAATATACCTTAGTCATCTTCCCATCTCTTGACACCTTCAAATTCACTTGCAACAATGTCTCTAGCATCTCTTACTGTCATTCCAGTTGCCTTTCTCAACTCCTCAACTGTCTTTGTCTTTTTCCAGTCATAGTCTATTGCAGTTTGCAAAGTACTTTTTACAACTTTAAAGTTTGACGGAGTAATTCCCTTTGGATATGCAGATTTCTTGCTCATTGAGCTTCCACTTGTAGGACTTCCCTGTCCAGTTCCACCAATGTCACTTGGTCTCATGTTGTTTGGTTCCCCTTCAAACGACTGTGTCTTTTCCTGTGGGGCTGGTGTTCCCTTTCCTGCACCGTTCATGTTTCCGTTTATAGCACCCATGCCAAACATTAGTTCTGGTGTAAGTGCAGTATTCTTGCTTACCTTGAACTCACCTGTGTGTGTTCTTGTAATCTCAAAGCCCATCTGTTGAAGCATCATCATGTTCTGTATTTCAATTCCGTCAGTCTGCAAGTCTCTCAACTTGTCGGTTTCCTCACCAGTCTTTAATTGTAATTCCCAATCGTCAATGTTTAGCATCTTTGAAATCTTGCTAAAGAATGCCTTCTTTAATGTGTCCTGTCCCCATAGAACTGCTCTGTTTGTAATGGTTACTTGAAGTCCTTCCTGACTCCATCCAGCAGGGGTTTCACCGTAATAGAATGGCAGTACTCCATAGACAGCACCAATAATCATTCTTAATTCCTTTCTTACTTCGATAAATTCTAACTCTTTTAAGCTACCAGTAAAGTCTAACCATTGTGCAGGATTCTTTCCACCCTTGTCATTCTCTACCAAAAGTGGGTGAATCATGTAAGGATCTTCCTGTGCCTTTTGTTCCAACACGTCCCATGACTTTCTAAATGTCTCATAGTTTCTTGATGAAATTACCAACATTCCTCTTGGTGGTCTCATCTTGTCAAAGTATTTTCTGATATACTCGTCCATATGTGAGAGGGACATAGCCTTTGACCATACGGAATAGATAGGTGAAAATCCATAAAGCAAGTTTGGCTTGTACTTTCCAGCCTTCCAAATAACTTCGCCTTCGCCATATATTACACGCTTAGGCTGTGGAATGCCAATAGAATAAACTGAGTTAACCTCGATAACTGCCTTTAATGCCTGTGCTCCACATCGGTCACACTTTGGGGTGGTAAGTCGTGCATCCCTGTGCTCAAATCTAGGGCAAACCCAAATCTTGTTTCGCTTGTCGTCATATCCAATTCTGCCGTCACTGTCGGCAATCATTGCCACCTGTGGTGGCTCAATTCTTAGCATCTCTTTTATAATTGTTTTTTCTGCATCTATCTCTCCAGTGGTATCGTCTATCTTGTAATTTTTAAGCAAAAGCAAATATGCGTTGTCTGCGATTTCAAAGTCACGTTCCAACTGACGTGCCACGTCTTCCAAAGTCTGTTGGTTGCTGTTTACAGGTTCCATCATCAAGTTCTCCAAAGTCTTACGGTGCTCTGGTATAGGTCTAAGCAAGTCATTGCTTCCACAGGTATCACATACCAAAGCCTGTGCTTTTGGTACTGCAACTGCCTTCTTTTTGCGTGGGTGTGCTTCTGCATTGTCTCCGTTTGCCTCAAATGGCTGCTCGTCAGGGTTGTCGGGGGTAGGTGCATACTGAAATTCCTTGCTACAGTTGTTGCATTTGTACTTCCATTTCTCTACAACCTCGAATCCGTTCTTAAACATTTCACGGTTGAGTGTCTCAATAGGAATACGTAAAGCATCAATGTTGTCTGCCAACTCGTAAATCATGGTGAGTGGGAATGGAAAAATTGGTAGTTTGGCACCTGTGTCGGTGGACATGTACGGCTGGGCAACGCTAGGTCTGGTAGTAGTTTCCGTGTAAGATTTCTCTATAAATCCAAGCTTGCTTAACGCACTGGCAAACGATTTACGAAACTGTACCATGACGTAACTAATTTGTCACTACATATATAGTTTTTGTCACGAGGTGCGAAGCACCTTTTTAATCTTACACAACCTTTATATAATCATGTATAAACACATATGGTATGACGTCAACTGTACCTGAGTACTTTGAAGCATTTACCAATTTGCAAAACGAATTGCTAAACGTCTTTGGGGACATATCAAAGAAATCAGATCCACAAGGTGTCGGAAAGGACTTTATCGAGTTACAAACAAAACTTGTAAAGACTACAATCGACAACCTTACTGAAAGTGTAAAAGCCTATCGTAAGGCTTTAGAATAATATTACGATATTTTTTTATCTTTATTCCATCCACGATATGCATCGTCTGTCTCGCATTTCAAGCAAGAGTCAAAAAAACTTGGCTTGCCACATGTGTCACACTGTGAGATGTTTCTAAGATAGTCCTTTCCGTCAAACGATTTTTTTAGACCTATAATAAAATTAGATATAATGCTTATGGTTAACCACCATGTAGTTTACAGTATATGTCTCTGCCTTTATCAGCAGAACAAGTACACGGACTGCCACTTGGAGAAGTAATTATGTCTGGTGGAGAATCCTTGATTACAGGCTTTGCCTTTTTTTCATTTTTCTCGCTTGCAGACATACAATTGGTAAACTTTAATAGTATATATACTTGATGTTATTCATGGTGGAATTGGAAATGGAAGACTTTGGAGAGATACTAAAGTGGTTTAATTACAAGTATGACGAGGTTGAATCAAAGGAAATGGGTGAGCAGAGTCGCAAGACATTTTGGAAACTTCACTTTCTTCTTGAGGACAAGATGATGGAACTGCGTAATCTTCGTGACGACGAACATAAGAAAGAGAACTGAGTATATAAGTTGTTCGCTATATATATAAGTAACATATGCATACACCATACATGCAATCAATTGATGAACAAATACAGTTGGTAGAAAAAGACCTTTTGGACTTGGCACAAAAAGAAAGGGAATTACTATTAAAACTAAAACGTCTTAGATGTGAGAAAAATCATGCCTGTTCAGTAATGGATATAATCAATGGCGTACAAATTGGGTAGATATATATAAGAGTACATCTATGATATATCATGTGGAAACTTGATGACTGGGCTATATTCTTTATCTGTACAATAGTTTTGATGCCGATAGGCATCGCTTTTTATATAGCATACAAGCGTGACAAGGCTAACAAGGAGAGAGACATCTGGGAGGATAGGTATATAAGTGAGGATATAATAGAGGAATTTAGATGACAAGTGCAAGTGCAATACATGACCTGTTGAGACTCCTTCATGAGGAATGGCTTGACGAGGGCAGAAAATCAGTTATTAAACACATGCTTGAAGACATGGTTGACCGTATGGAAGACAACCTGTCAATGGATGATATGAGATGAATGACAAGGCACAGCATTTCATTGCAGGATTTTTATTAAGTATTCTTGGTTTGATATGGACACCGTTGATTCTATTAGGCTTTATGTTTGGCATAGGCAAGGAGATATATGACTATATAAGTGGAAAAGGAGTTGCCGAATGGGCAGATATGACATACACTTTCTATGGTGCGATACTTGCATTAATTATAGTCTTGGGAGCAATAACACTTTGAGCCTAAGTCGTAAAGACCTTGAAAACATCATATGCATAGCATGCAGCAGAAAGTATGGAGAGCATTACAAGGGTAATGGAACGAAATTTAACCTCCCCGAGCTCATGTCATGCATGTTCAGAATACAGGGTACTTTGGTTGCTGACGGTATAAATGATGCTCCTGCATCGTCACCCAATAATGAGGAGCCCAAGCCTAGCCCCCCTGTGGATGAGTTAGATTATGACTGTTAATTTTCCTAACCGATACTGAGGTATCGTTTTCTTAGCCTTTTATATATCTTTATATACCCTATATGGTTCATATTATTTTTCAGGTTTGTGCCTAGGCACGAATCTTAAATTCGTCTGGCATGTTTCTTATATATATCTGGTAATGTCCTAAAAACCGTTTTTTCGCCATGCGTACCTGCCACAACCAGGGCGACAAAAAAAAGGGCGTGAAAGTGTTTTATGCTTTCTTTGGTTTTGAGCCTACTTTCCAAATTTGTATTTGTCCGTTGATTTCCTCTCCGTCAATTACAGTTTTCGGAATTTGTGCGAAATAACCTTTTGTGCCTGTACTGAACTCTTTGACAGATACGGGGATATTCTCCATAACTTCACCCGAGGCGAATGTTAAGGTGGCTATTACTCCATTGTATTTTACCATATACACCACACGCATATACCATATATAAGCATTTTATCGCTAGTGATATTACGACCACATGTTTATATACTGACTACTTTTTGCGATATGTTCTTATACTGACTCTGGGGCGTACCGTACAGTACGGTAATCTGAAGTACGAGTACGGTAATGTACGGTAACCATCATGTTTATATACTGACTACTTTGGCGATATGTTTATATACCGACTATTTTGGGCACTTGGTGTGATACTGATATACACGTGTATATAAAAAAAAAGTGTGTTGATAAAAAAAAGGTATATGTTTATATATTCACTCACGTTGTGCGATATGTTATTATACTGACTGTCGTGCTAGTCGTAATCACGTTATAACGCTGTTATACAGTGTGCTGTTATAAAAAACAATATGTTAATATACTGACTCATGTTGTGCGATATGTTAATATACTCACTGTCGTGCATAGTCACGTCACTACTATAACGCTGTTATGTTATATACTATTAAAAAAAACTCTACGATACTGTTATATAGGTGTGTGCTCGTGTATTGAGGGTATATCCTAGGAACAAATGTATTGAATATATGTCTATATAGTGTGTATGTGTGTCTATATAGTTAGTTTGGTTATACTGTTTATTCTATTGGTGGTATTAGTATTGGGTATATTGTTTTGGAACATGTATGATGCGTACTGTGTCCCCCTGACCTTGTAGGGAGAGGGTTTGCAAAGGGAGAGGGTGTATCATGTGTTGTGTATGTTCTTATTGGTAGTATTGGTGTGTTTATTGTCTTGATACGTGTATGACTCGTATTTGTCCCCCTTTCATGTTAGGGGAGAGGGATTATCAAGGGAGAGGGGATTGATGTGCCTATCGTAGACAGTGTTATTTGGTGTTTATAACAGTTTATTGTTATCACTGTGTATTGTTATCTCAGTTAATGAGTATTGCAGTGTATTGTACTCACAGTGTATTGTAATTACATAGTATTGTACTCATCTCACGAAAAAAATTTTTAGAAATGTTTATATATCGACTACTTTTTAGGCACAAAATAAATGCAAAGATTTATATGAGAAGAAATTAATTCGGAATCTATGAACAAATCCCTACACACACGATCACGGGACACACACCGTGGCAATCGCTTGCACATGAGTCATGAAGACATTGCTAGAGAGATGATTGCAGAAGCCGAGTCATTTGTTACTCGGGTTGTATCAAAAGAGGACAAGATGCGTATCGAAGCCACACGCCTTGTTAATAAGTATTGGAATCGCAAACTTGATGCGAAAGAAACAGCACAACGACAGCGTGAAGTTATTGCATGGTTTGTTACATGTGGTAAGATCAACAAAAACCTTGCATATACTGATAAGGCAAGTCATGGTGTCATACCAATATGTGATGAAATTGATGCCAATAAGTTGAATGATGTTATTGATTCATGCAACGAGTTTGTTAGTCAATTCCAGCAGTTTAGAATCCGTAAGAATCACAAGACAGGCAACTTTAATATGGTTGACACATTGGATAACATAGACCTAGAGAAGCATGGTGTCTTTATGTATTTGAATGGTGCCCTTGTAACACCTAAGCCAAAAGCAATAGAGACAGCACATGATAAAAAAGTCATAGCATCTAAAGCAACACATCAGTTAGGAGATATATTATGACAGTATCTTCTGTCCCTAACTACAAATCATGCTGGTTTTGTGACAACAACGTAAATGCTGTTGGTGGTCTAGTTTGTAGTGAGTTTGATGCATACTGTTGTAAAGACCATATTATCAATGATAGGACATGTCCCGTTTGTGATTGTGAGGGTGTTAATACACCACATCACATTATCGAGTGGGTAGTTGATGCAGAGAGCATTAATGATGCAGAAATACCACATTTTGACATACCTAGTGCATATAATGTACATGTTAACCACTTTAACATGTATAACGACGAGGAGGTTATGTTATAATGCCTAGAAGTTTCGAAGGCACATGTTCATGTGGACAAAGACGTAACTTCCAATACAGATGTCCTAGATGTGGTCAGTTAGGAATAAGTCCTAGAGATTACAAGGAGTGGTTGAGTAGATGATTAGTATGATTACGTGGGTTGATGGATTAATATCCCCACACTTTTTAGTGAACTGTGTAATACAATTCCAAACTAAAGGAGTCATAGGTGCTGTTATATAGGTAGATTCTATTAATATCTTAGGTAACATAATGACTCTACAAGCAACTAGAGACCAGATTATTGCTGGTCTTACTGCTATGGTTGATGAAGACAATCCGTTCTTTAAGACAGTTGAGGAGTTTTACTCTCAGCCAATTCAACCTGACGGTATGATATGGACAGGTGGAGAAGGAGAACCATCTATCAATGGCGTTGGTATATTTGACTTCTATGAAGGTAATAATCCTGATGTCGAGAAATATCTAGATGATAATGGCTGGTTTGTTGAATGGCACGATGCTGGAACAGTACATTTATCAAAATTATAGATATGACAGATTATAAAGCATACTGTAACATGTGTGGATATGAAACCAACCATGATGATGATGGTTGTGTATATCATCAAAAAACGTTAGTCACTTCTGATGGAGAGAGTTATCAAAGATATGATGAGTTTAACCAAGATGGAGAAGAATGGTAATGAGTGACAGAAGAATGTCAAGCAAATACGCAGGTAAATGTAGTGTTTGTACGAATAAATTCCCTGCTGGAACTGACATATTATGGTCAAGAGAGCAAGGTGCTAGACATAGTGATTGTTCTATTGGGGATAAGATTGATTCAGCAACAGGTAAAAAATATTCTGTATTGGCACAAGAATGGGAAATAGAACACGCCAACGATTTGTCTATTACTGAAAGAATGGAAGGTATGTTAGACTCTAATAGTGGCTGGGGATTAAATGCTTATAGTGAACATGACCAGAATGTCGCATTTGACATGGCAGTAGAGGATAGCAAGATGAATAGGAATCCATGGATATGACTAAGATAACAAAATTCAAGTTCAAGTGTTATATATGTGAAGAAGAGTGCAACAACAAAGACAAAGGTGCACAGATTGGAAGTAACACCATTGAATCATTATCACATGAGATATGTACTAAATGTGTACATAAAAACTATTGTTGGGCAACAGATAAGGATTTGAGACAAATTACTGCTGAGGTCTATAACAAAGAGATTCGAACTCAAGGGTTAATACCTTGGGGGATATGACAGTTATGCAACATCAATTAACACAAATCTTTATGCCTAGTAAAGCAGGTATTAAAGATACAACAGCCTTCGTGACTGAGCAACAGTTCAAGGATCATGGTCTTACTGAGTTGGTAAGCCTAAAATCTATCCTAACTAGCGAGGAGATGCAATTTGTATCTTCAATGGCTAGTAGATTGGGTATGATTTACATTGAAAGTAGTGATACTAAGATGTTGATTCCTATGAAGACCATCACAGCAGATGGTGTACGAGATACGCTAGTTCCTAAAGGATTTAGTGCTCGTACTGAGACAGTCAACGGACAACGTGGTCTAGTAGGCTTCCCAGCAATCGCTGGTGGCTAAATATATTCTAATGAATATAACCACAACCCCCCTTTTTTCTTTTAACTAATGAAAATAAGAGTAACAATAGATTTAGATGAAGCAGATACATCAATGAGTAATTGGGCTAATGAACATATTGATACATATAGAAATGGTGTATTAGGTGTTGATAAAGAAGGTGTACGTCATATGTATTATAAATCTAGATATGATATTATAGAGTTTGAAGATGTTGAGGTATTAAACTAATGACAGATTACATATGTGATATTGATGGCACACTAATGAACGTTGAGAAACGTGTTAGTTTTGCTAAAAAACATAAAAAAGATACTGATAGAGTCATGAATTGGGACATATTTCTAGATCCTATGGTTATGTTAGAATTTGATACACCTAATAGAGATGTTGTTGGAGTTGTCAAAGCATTACACCACTCAACTTATGAAAAGAATGTAAGAAATGAAAATTATGTTAATAGTATAATTATCACTTCTGCTCGTAATGAAAGACATAGAGATGTTACAATGAAACAGTTAGAACTTGCTGGTCTTGAATATGATGCTATGTATCTTAGAGATGATGGCGATATGAGACCTGATGACATTGTTAAAGAGGAACTATTGGGTAAGATTAGAACAGATGGCTATAATCCGACAATAGCATTTGATGACAGGAATCAAGTTGTCAATAAATGGAGAGAACTAGGTATAAACTGTTATCAAGTAAGGTCAGGAGATTTCTAATAATGTCCCACAGTTACGCAGGATTTTACGGTCATGGAGTTGCTACAACAAGCATGGATGACATACATTCTAGAGGAAATCTTGTAGAAGATACACATATAAGATTGCACTCATACATGGGTGGAGATAGGAATGACAACAGATGTACTATCATGTCAATAGGAAAAGGACACAATTATGAAGCATTTAATAATGCAGATGTATCTATATACATGAATAAAAAAGATGTTGCATTACTTATTAAAGAGTTGTCAGCATGGTTAGGAGATGTAGAGGGTAGTGATGATTACGGAACTATGCCCGAGATAACCTTTAGCCATATATCACATGAAGATAATCATTTGTCAGAAGAAGAATACAGAAATGTATTAGTTAGTAGAGCAGAACAATTTGGGTGGACAGATGCAACGGTAGATAACCATGTACGTTACAAATTTCAATAATGAAAAATATAATATCACAAATAAAAAATAAAAATATCATGTGGCACTCCATAATGTCTATGATTACAGGTGGTTGGAGATTATAATCATGGGTAGTCATTACACAGTTCAACATGAGATAGACTACAATGTGTTGGATAAAATGGATAAAGACATTATTCTTGACTATGTATGGGACAATATGGACATGATGGACAAGATAAGAGAATGGATAAAGGACGTATATGAGGATTAAATGATGGATTATAGAAATAAAGACCAAATAAAAGAGGTCTTACGAGAATATGAAAGATTACCTGATGCTGATATGCTAAGTAAAAATCTTTATGATGGATTGGTAGATACATGTAATAATAGTAATAAAGAAATTACTAATGGAGAGGTAATGAATACATTGAAACTAATGGTAATACAAATGTGTGAAAAAATGGTTACTGATACTAATGAATGGTCTAATACACCTGACAGTAACGAAGGATTCACATCAAAAATACAGGAGAAGTATAAATGAATAACTACAAACAAAATAAGTTTGCACAACGAGCAAGATTCAGATCAACATTAACTGATGAAGAAAGACTGTACTTATTAGTTATATCTTCTGCAAGAAACAAGGGTTATAATAAATTGAACATCAAAAGATACAAGGAAAAGATTGAGGAGATAGAATTATGACAGGAATACATGATGACGTTGAAACATACGAGCCAAAAGTAGATGTTAATTATGAAAACTCTATACCAAAAGTAGATAATACATTTGATGACATAACAGATGAAAACGGTAATATTAATATTATTATCAACTCGGAAGTTATCGGACAAACATTAGCCAAAAAGATATACACCTCATGGACAAGTGGTCTAAGAGAATTGTATAATAATGAGGCTAGGGCTTGTAGAACTGCCAAGAAGATGGGTGCAAATCCAAGTATAGTAATAACTGTTGATCCAAATGATTCATCTAGAAAAATTACTATTCAGGGTGTAGATTCATTGGGCATTACTAAAGCCATGTTTAACAAGGTGCTTAGAGTTATAGGCACGAGTGGAAATACTGATGGAGAGGAGATAGGACAGTATGGTATGGGATTCATATCTTACGCACTAATGACAGATGCATTACTAATGGAAACATGGTCTAGAGAAACTGATGAGCATTATGCTATGCTATGTGATAGTGGATTAAAATTCAAACCTATCCCCCTTGATACTACTAATGATGTCAATACAATGAGTGAGTATGGAACTAAACTAACCATGACATGTAATGATGATGTTCAATGGGCTGAGTTATGTGATAATGTACAGAAACTAGCACGATTCAGTCAAATTCCTACAAAATTAATTGTAT